TGCGGGGTCTTCGTGATTTTTTCAAAGTTGTTCATACTTTGCCTCCCAAATAAAAAATAAATGCGATCGGATTTGCCCGAAAATCGGGTCAAAAACCTTTCGCATTTATTGTATTATTTTTTATTCCTCTTGTCAAGGGGTAAATGCGAAAAAGTTTGATTTTTAATTGTAAATAAATTATGAACCGCTCAAAATAGCCAACATTTCGCGTTGGAAATGGCTTTCCGATGTGTCATATCCAAATATCCCGCGCGGGTAATTATTAAGCCAATGTTGTATTTTGTCCATTTCCTCTTGCGGCATATCATCAAAATTCGTTCCCTTTGGAATGAAACGGCGTATCATTCTATTTTGTTTTTCATTGCTTCCGCGTTCGTAACTGCTGTATGGGTGGCAATAATATATCTTTGTGCGCGCGCCCTCTCCTATGCAAGATCGTTCCATACCTTCGCAATCGGAGAACTCCGAACCATTGTCAACCGTTATCGTCTTAAATACCATTTTGAAAAGCGCGCCCATACGGCGTTCGATGTCGTCCAATGCGCGCACGACGCTTTCGGCTGTTCCGTCGGGTATGATGATTTGAATTTCCTGTCGGGTTTTCCGCTCCGTCAAAACAAGAATGCTTTTTTTGCTGACCTTCTTTTTTCCTTTTACTGTGTCCATTTCCCAATGCCCGAAGGTTTCGCGCGTTTCGATTTCGGCGGGGCGTTTCTCTATGCTGTCGCCCTTCGGCGGCCGCTTCGCTTTCACTTGTCTATAACCGCGCTTCTTTTTGCTCTTTTCGGGTAAATCTTTATTCGTGAGAAGAAGAAAAATTCCTTTGTCAATATAACTATACAGCGTAGGTGCGCTTATGGTAACGGAAAAATGCAAGTTCTTTCGTTCTATCTCTCCCAACACGGCCCGCGGCGAATATTTTTCGTTTACGATCTTGTCTTCGATGAATTGCGCCAATTCACGATCCGAACCTATTTTCAGCCCTGCGCCCTTTGCCCGCAAATTTGCTTGATAGCGCATTTCGGCAAGGTCGCAACTATAACGAATTTCGGTCGTCCAATCGCTGTTCAAGTGTTCATATTGCCCGCGCTTGATTTCGCGGTAAATCGTGCTTATATGCACGCGGATTTCCTTTGCAATTTGCTTCGGCGGCTTGCCCTCTCGCAACGCCTTTTCTATTTTCAGCCGATCGGTTTCCGAAAGATGTTTGAACTGTCTTCCCATAATATATTCCTCCAAGAAAAGCAAAAGCCCGCTTCGATGTGAAACGGGCTTGCAATCGTTATTGCTCTAAAAATTCTTCAATCGCTTTTTTGATTATTTGTGCCTGCGATACTTTTTCAGCGGCGCATTTTTCCTTGAACCTTTTTACCAAGTCTTTTGGAAGTTTGAATGCAAGTTGTTCATATACCTTGTTATTGTACCGCGCTTTTACCGCCGTCGAAGTGGTCGTCTTCCTTTTCTTTTCTTCTTCCATTGCTTCGCCCTCTCAAAACATTTCTTCTTTTTCGATATATTCCTTCAGTTCCGCTTCGGTTTCGCAAATGTCCTTTGACACTTGAAAATTCACCGACAGCGCGCCCGATTTCAAAACGACCGACCAATGCTTCGACCGCTCCGAAACTTCGTACATTTTGCCGTTTTTCTCAATAATCATCGTTCTTTCCTTTCTGCGGGGCTGTCGCCCCCGCTCGTTTTTATTGAAACAATTTGCCCGTTCGGATTGCTTCGCGCATATTGAACGAACCACCGATCATTGCGTACGGCTTGCCGTCCACAAAAAGCGTCATATTTTCAATGTATGCGCGATCGGTAACAATTCGGCGCGTAATTTTTCCGTTTTTGTCGTAAAGAAATTTCATTTTCAAGTTCCTTTCTTTTGCCGGGGTAATTGACAAACCCCGTTTTTTGTGATATAATAGGACTTACGGGCGGGGCTTTCGCCCCGACCCTGCCTTGAAAGCGTTACTTGCTTTCTTTGGTTGCCTTGCTCGGCTTCTGCTTTTTGACGGTGATTGTAACCTTTATGCTTTCCACGGCTTCGTTATTTTCAACCGCCTTTGCGATGTCTTGCAAGGCTTTTACTATGTCCTTCGTGCTTTCCATTTTCTCACCTCCTTTCTGTATATATTATAACATACTTCTATCAGTATGTCAAGGGGTTTTTGAAAAAAAGTTGAAAAAAATTTCAAAAAAATTTGCCGGGGCGGCGCGGCCTCGGCAATCCTGTTTTTTATTCAAGCCCCAACAGCCAAAGAGGGGACACCCGCAAGCATTTAGCAAGCACAATAATTTCGTAATCGGTAACAAAGCGCGTCCCGATTTCAATTCGGCTTATGCAATCGCGTTCCAATATAACGCCTTCAATCTGTAACCGCGCCGCCAAGTCGGATTGCGAAATGCGTTGTTTCTGTCGCGCTTCCCGCACGCGATCGCCGCAAATATTCTTTTTGCCGTTATAGTCGTAAATTTTCATTATAGCATTTCACCCCCGCTTATATTATAAACTTTGTGTTAATGTTCGGAAATATTCTTGACTTTACCACAAAAACGCGATATAATTGTGTTAAAGATAAGAAATGCGAAAAAATGAAACAGTTTTTTCACAAAATAGGAGGAATTATGAAGAAAAAATCAAAAAAATTCATCGTCGGCGCGGTTCTGTGCGTCGTGGGCATTATCGGGCTTTTGGGTCTGTTTTCCGATACAGGCGACAAAGGGTTGCTTGCTGTTGGTAGTATAGCGTTGATCGCCGCGGGGGCTGTGCTTTTGTTTCTCGATAAGAAGAACGGCGGCAAGGAAGCACCTTCGGCCGAAACCAAAGCCGATATATACGCGCAAGCCGAAGCGGCGCGAAAGAATAACGAATATTTTTCATTCCGCGTCGCGGGCGTTACTTATAATAACGGACGCAAAAGCCGTCAAGCGATTTTGCGGAAAATCAAATGGGGCGACGAACCCTTCGGCGAATTCGTGCAATGGACGGTCGAAAAATACGACTTTGAGGGAAGCCCCGCTGTCGGCGTTTACGCCAACGGCGAACAAGTCGGCAATGTCCCAAAAGATAAATTGCCCCACGTTCTCGATTGTTGGGACAGAATAAAAAGCGTTTACCACGCCGAAGTGTACGGCGGCGGGACGGACGACAGCGGAAGCCCAATGAACTTCGGGTGCGAAATTACTCTGTGTATAGGCAAAGACGAATAAAAAACAAACGGCGGGAAATGCTCCCGCCGTTTGTTTTTATCTTCGATTATGTTTTCACTTTCCGTCGGGGTTGCCGCCTGTGTCGTTCGTCTTATGGACATTTACGGCCGCCGCGTCGCGGGTTGCTTCCGCGCTGTTTGTGGGCGCAATAACCTTCCCCGTTTCCTGTTTAAGGTTAATTTTGGATAAGTCTTCGCCATTCTCTGCGGCTTTCATCAACTGCTTGAAAATCTGATTTGTTCCCGTAGCCGCAAGGCCCGAAACCGCGCCCGAAATAATCGCCGCTGTCAAAGACGCTGTGCCGATGAATTCGGGAAGCACATAGAACATTCCCGCCGCAAGAAGTGCGCCAAGCGCGCACGAAATGAGGGGAAACCACTTGCCGTCGATTTTGGTTGCTTTGATCGCCGTAATTGCTACATAGCAAATAACAACGATAACGGGGATTGCTGAATAGTTCAACATTTCTTTTTCCTCTTTTCTTTTTTGATTTTTTATAATGTGCCTTTCGGCATATTACCGCTTTTTGGTTCTTCCGTCGGCAGGGCCATAACTTCGTTATAAAGGCCCGTTGCGACATCGTTTCCGTGCAATGCGTGATATGCCGCATATTCCCGTCTTAACGCTTCTTTTGCGTATAGCGGGCAATATCTGCGGTCAATCCACTTTTCATATTGCCGTATGATCTCGGCACGGAGGAGGCATTGCACGCCGTTTTCCACCGCTTTTTCGCGCTTGTGTTCCTTTTTCCACAGCGCGATCAAAGTTCCCGCAAGGGAAACAAGCGCGCCACATACAAAGGTAACAAGCCATTGTGTGAAATACTGTAACGCCATTTATTCGTCCTCCGAAGGGGGCTTCGGGAACTCTACCGAATACGGGAAGCCGGGCTGTGCGGGAATGTCGCGCAACGCCTGTCTGTACTTCGCCCACGCGCCGCCGATTGCGCTTGCAAGGCCCTTCAAGAATTCAAGCCAAGACGCAAAACTCGTTCCCGTGGACGGGGAAAGATTGATACGATCAAGGCACATTCTTTCGTCGGACGCTTTCAAGAGCGCGTCGCGTTTTGCGCGCACTTTTGCGGCAAGTTCTGCATACTCTGCGTTTTTGGCCGCCGTCAACCACGCGTCAGCGGTTTTCTTGACATTCTCCAAAAGGTTTTCGCGGAACGGAACGGGGGTTCTGTATTCGTCGTATGTATAGACGATTTCGCCGTCGCGCTCCTCCTCGATAATGTTTTCGCGGAGAACAACCTCCGCAATGCCGTTCGCGCAAATGTCAACCGCCACCGCTTCGGGCTTGATGTTGCTTTCTGTCTTCATCGCTTATTATCTCCTTTAACTTTTTGATGTTTACAAAGGGCTTTATATATCGTTCGTAATATGTGCGTGAATTGCTGTGATATATCCACCCTAAATAACTTAATATCGCCCGTGCGTCGCGCACGGTTGCTTTGCCTTTTCGATACATCTTCGAAATTCTGCGGCGTATTCGAAGCGCGTTTCTTCGGCGCAATGTTGTTCTGTCCCTGTAAAACCGAAAGCCCAAAAAGTCGATAGGACGCGAACCAACTTTGAAAACTTGCCAATTTTCCTTCAGCGTCAGCCCCAACGGCTCTATATATTCGGCGATCAATTTTCGGACTTTGTGCAACTGCTTTTTGTTCGCCCCAAATAGCACCATATCGTCCATATACCGCATATAATACTTGATGTGCAGGCGTTCTTTTATGAAGTGATCCAACCCTTCAAGATAGAAATTCGCCCACCATTGCGAAGTGTAATTGCCGATCGGCAAGCCCGCTTCGTGGCTGTCGATAATTGTATCAATCAGCCAAAGCGCGTTTTCGTCTTTGATCTTCGTTCGAAACTTGCTTTTCAAAACGGAAGTGTTTATATGCGGGTAATATTTCTTGATGTCCAATTTCAAGCAATATTTTGTGTTCTTGCGGTCGCGCCGCAACCACCGTTCAATGTATCGTTTGCCGTAGTGAATACCGCGACCCGGTATGCTTCCGCAACAAAATTCGTACATACCTTTTCGCAATATCGGTTCTGTTACTTGCATTATGGCCCAATGGACGATTTGATCGGGATAAAATGCAGGGCAATAGATCGTGCGTTCCTTTTGGCTTGCGCCGTCCTTGATAACGAATTCGCGGTACGGTTTCGGCCTGTAAGTTTTTGTGATAAGCATTTCGCGCACCGCTTCGGCGGCTTGCTGTTTATGCTCCAAAATGTTATTGACAATGCGGCGGCTTTTCTTTCCGCGTGCGGCATTGTTGATTGCCCGCGATATGTTTTCAATATCGCATATTTGTTCGAATATAAATCCGACACGCTTCATTTTTCGGCCTTCTTTCTTATATCTTCAAGGCGTTCAACAAATGTTACTAACCCCGACCGTGGCGATTGATTTTTGCCAAGTGGCAAGGAATACAGCGTGCGAAAAAGTGAAAGTGTTATAAGATAGACGCGCGCGGTAGTTGATGTTCGAATTCGAAGGCGTGTTGTTGCAATTCCAATAGCAAGGCCCGTCGTTCGACCCATTGTTCCAATTGCCGCCGACACGCGCCGCGCGCTTGCACGCTGTACCCCTATATTTTTATATGTGCAGGGGGCTGACCGCCCCCAATCCCCCGTTATTTACGGTGGTAAGAAAGACGCGCGCGGCAGTCGATGTGCGAAACCGAAGGCGTGTAGTAGCAATACCAATAGCAAGGCCCGTCGCCCGACCCATAGTGCCAAAGGCCGCCGACACGCCCCGCGCATACTGCGCTACGCGGATAGTAGAAATAATCGGCGTAATAGGTCGTAGAAGCCGCGCCAATTGCGGAAGGCATACGCACCCACGGGAAGCGGTCGTCTTTTCCAAGCGTCTTTGCGTAACCGTCAGTTGCGGGAATGCTAAAATTCATTTTCACATAGTCATCGGTAATGCTTCCGTTTGCGTACTTCGTAGGATCGGGTAAGAAGTACGGGTCGTATGTGTACGGACTTTCCTCCGTGCCTTCTCCCTCTCGTTTGATAAGGACATCTGCGATCGTGTCGTATGCGTTTCCGTACGGGGTTTCTTTCCCTCTGTAAACGCAATTATATTTGCCGTTCGTGTTCGATACGGGCGAACCGCTCGACGAAAGAACACCATTGCAAGAACCATTGATCCACGCAAGCGTGAAAATGATGTTTCCGACGGCAATTTTTACGGGGTCGCCGTCAAATACGACCGCCGAATTTGTGCCGTCGTATGCTTCGATCGCGGTAACAATGCGGTTGTTCGCAATGCCTGTCGATCCAAGAGAAGTTCCAACGCCGATTGTTTGGCCCACAACGAAGTTGTTTGCCTGCGCGGTCGTGATAACGACGCGGTTTGTGTTTTCCTCTGCAACGATCGCTTTGTATGCGTCGGAATAAGGCATATTCGACGCGCCGTTCATAACGCTTTGCAGATTGCGGGTTGCAAACTCAACCCACATATAAAGACATTCGGTGTACCATTCCGCGGTCGTGGTAACGGTGTAGTTGTCGCCAAGCGTACGCGCCGCGGTCATACCCGTATTGAGGGAATAAAGCCCGGAGAATACGCCCGCGCGGGAAGTTGCCTTGCCGTCCACGGTCGCCATAGGAAACGCGGGGGTGTATGCCTTTTGATATGGCGCGCCCTCTCCGTTGTTGCTTTGGAAAATAGGCGCGGGGGCATATCCCGCAAGCGGCGTTGCCGAAATGGCGATTTCCTCCGCTTCGCCGTCGTAAATGTGCTTGAAGTAGAACAAGGAATGTTCCACCCAAACTTCGCCGTTTGACCCGTCTTCCGTGTAACCGGGTTCGCCCTTGTAGGCGTTCACGATGAAGTTTCCGTCAGCGTCCCACACGCCACAACAGCGGCGGCGCGCGCTCCACGGATAAATGTTGTCGAAGTCGTTGTCTGCTGTCGCCGCGTCCGTTCCAACGCCTGCAACAAGGCCCACGGCGTTATAAAGGCGGGCAACCGTCGAACCCGTATTAGAACCGCCGCCGAAGCGTACGCCGTAGCGGGTAATAATGCCCGCCGCCTGCTCGACGATTTCTTCGGCCTGTTCTGCGGCCGCGTTCGCCCTCTCGGTCGCGTTCTCTGCCGCCTGCGTGTGCGCGTCGATGTCGGCTTCCACTTCGCCGATCGTGTTAAGTGCTTCGGTTGCGATTTCAAGCGCGGAATGCGCCACGCCGTCAACCTCCCGAACCTCTGCAAGCGCACTTGCAAGCGCGCCGAATTCGTTTGAACTTGTAACACCGGGGTTCAGCGACGCGGGCGTTACCTTGACAATGAACGGAACTGTTGAAAGCACCTTGCCGTCCGCTCCGTAAAGGGAAACTTCGCAACGGACATTGCCTGCGGCGGCCGTTGTCTGCTCCGTAAGTTCCGCAACGATCGTTCCGTCGGCGTTAATAGTCGCGTCATTGAACACGCTTGTTCCGTCGGGTTTCTTTGCGCGAAGAATGGCTTTTGCGCCGTCTTCGGGCGTGTACGGCTGATTGTTCGAAATGATCGTTATTTTCACCTTGCGGGCCGTGTCGCCCTGCGGCGCGGTGATGTAATGGAAGAACATTTCGCCCGAAAGATCGACCGTAATTTCCTTGATGTATTCCACCGATTATTCCTCCTTTGCTGTTGCGGCGGCCACTTGCGCTTCGTACTGCGCCGCGGCGTTCGCAACCTCGTTTTTCTTTCCGTCCACCAACTGACGGTGAATTCCCGCGATAATAGGTTCGAAGAACGCGCAAGGCAAATTGTGCCTTGCCATAATATCGTTTACCGCGGCCACGATTTCTTTTTCCGCTTCGTCGATCTCCAAGACAAGCGGTTTTTTGATTTCCTGTTCGGGTCTTTTCATAGGTTGTTCCTCCTTATGTGGATAATTGTTTTTCAAGTTCCGCAATGCGGGCTTTTAACTTTTGGATTTGCCAAGTATTGAGGGCCACGAATTCGTCGTACATAAGCCCCCATTTTTCTTTTGAAGTTCCTTCGTCTTCGACGCAAAGAGCGGCAAAGTCTTTTCTTGTCAATCCCGCAATATTTATTGCGTCGTCAACCTCTTGCGCTACATATCCGCTATGTGTTTGATCTTCGGTATCGCTGTTGTAACCATAAATTCGGGGGATCAAATGATCAAATAATATATCGTATTTTTCCGAAAAAACAAGGATATTATTTTTGACATTTCTATCCGACGCGGTGATCGTTCCGTTTTTGGTTATTGTTGTTCCGTCGCCGCCGCTGTAACTTGCCCGAAGTGATATTTTATCCGGGGTTATTGTCCACCCGTGCAGATACCAAAAACCCGAATTCCACGCGTCTTTTACTACTGTAATAGTCGGGGCTGAATATATTGCAATATTCATCATCGCCCATTCGCCGCCTTCGTTGTTGATCGAATAATCCGAACTTCCTATATAACTCGGACTGTTGGTGTTGAATGGGTTTCCAAAGTAAATTCCGTTTTCGTTTATAAGCGTTTTATTGTCGGAATTTGCATTGTTTGTTGCCACAATAGAACCCGTAAAAGATCCGCTATTCGCCGTAATCTTTCCGACTACTTCAAGCCCCGATGATGTGGCCTTCATAACAGTTTTGCTTCCCGAATATAGATAGAAGCCCGAAGAAGTCAGCGACCAACCAAAAGAGGACAAAGAACCGCCCGACGAACTGACTTTCGCCGTTATGGCGTTTGCGTTCTGCGTGATCCTCGACGAAAGCGAACTTTCCGCGCTTTCTGCGCGCTCCACTTCTGCCGATATTTCTTCGGCCGTTGCTGTGATACGCGACGAAAGCGCGTCTTCCGCTTCGGTGGCGCGGGTAACCTCTGCTGTGATCCCATCGGCGTTTGCGGTAATGCGGGTTGACAGTTCGCCCTCCGCGTCGCTTGCGCGCTTGACTTCGGCT